GACGGTGCGTTCATTACGGCTATGGTGCTGATCCTGCTGGCAATCTTCTTCATGCTGCAGGGCTTTGCAGCCGAAGCGCGTGAGAAGCGGCCCCGCAAGATTCACCAGCCGCAGGCCAATACCGTGAAGAGCGGCAGGAAGGCGGGCTGAACATGGCCGTCAACAACAATATGATCTATACACGTATCTGTGTTGACTGCGGGAAGGTGATGCGCAATGTGGGCCGCCGCGCGGAGCGGTGCCCGGAGTGCCGCGCTGTACATATCAGGGTGAAAGCTCTCGAAGCGAGCTACCGGGAGCGCACAGAGCAACTTATCCGCCAGCAGGAAGAGCGGGCAGAGGCAATCCATCAGGGCCTTGTGGATGACAACGAGCGTTTCACGGCAAGCGCCGGAACCTACGGCAAAGGCCGCATCAAAGAGATTATGGCCGCACAAAAGAAAAAGCAGCCCGCTGGTGTTGGCGCACCGGCAGGCTGCAAGGGTTGATGGATTTTACAGGTCACATCAATCCGAAGATAACACATTTTCGGAGGTTTTACAAGATGGAAAAAAATTATGTTGAGATTCAGGGCCGCTTTTCGAGTGACGGCAAGTTTATGGACGGCAAGTACGTCCCCGGCATCGTTGACGAGCTGCTTGACAGCGTTTCGGGTGCATTCAACGACACTACCGGTCTGCACCGCCTGCGCGTCACGGTCGAGGTTGAAGATCTGGGCGCGGATGTCAAGTTCGGAAAGCCCGCAAGCGAAACGCAGCACTCCCCTGCTCCGCAGCGTTTGACCGTTGGAAAGTTGATTCCCGCACCAGACATCTCCCCTACCGCCATTGACCCGGCACCGGAGGTGGCAGTATGAACCCGATGTATGATCTCGCCCTTGACGGCTACGGCCCGGCACTTGAGCCGCCGGATGATTACTATTTCCTGCCGCGAGGGGCAGAACAGACCGAAGATCAGGAGGATGAAGAGTAATGGAAAGCACAAGCATTTACGCCGCTCTGGCCGCTGTGCAGAGCGAACTCAAGGCCCCTAAAGGGCAGATGAACACCTTCGGCGGGTACAGATATCGTTCCTGTGAGGACATTTTGGAAGCAGTGAAGCCTATTCTCAAGGCTCATGACCTGCTGCTTACGCTCTCCGATGAACCGAAGGTTCTTGAGGGGTGGCACTACATCGAAGCCACTGCAAAATTGGAATCTCTGGATGGTGGCTGCATTTCCGTGAAGGCATACGCAAGAGAGCCGGAGCAAAAAACCAAGATGGACGCTGCACAGGTGACGGGAACATCTAGCAGCTACGCCCGCAAGTATGCCCTGAACGGCCTGTTCTGCATCGACGATACCAAGGATGCCGACACGGACGAGTATCATGCGGCAGAAGGTCGAAACCCCGCAGGTGTGAACAAGCCGCAGAAGCAGCCTGCTCCGAAGCGTGAAGCTCCTGCTCCGAAGCAGCAGCCCGCACAGGAACAGCCCTTTATCTGCGCCTGCTGCGGCAAACCACTTCAGCCGGTGACCTATAAGGGCCGCACCGTTGAACCAGCAGAGACCGCCGCAAGCACCAAGAAGAAGTTTGGGCGCGTCCTGTGCTGGACGTGTGCCAAGAAACAGCCGAAGGAGGGCTGATCTATGCTGAACATGATCGCAATTATGGGCCGCCTGACCCACACCCCGGAACTCCGCACCACCACAAGCGGCAAGGAAGTCTGCTCTTTTGATATCGCCTGCGAACGCAGCTATTCTGCAAATGGCCAGCGCGAGACGGATTTCTTGCCCTGCGTTGCATGGGGCAAAACGGCACAGTTCGTGTCCCAGTATTTCGACAAGGGCAGCATGATCGCCGTCAATGGCAGCTTGCAGACCCGGAAATATCAGGACAAGCAGGGCAACAACCGCACTGCCTATGAGATTCAGGTGCGTGAGGTCAGCTTTTGCGGCTCGAAAGCCCCTGACAGCACGTCTACGCGGGGTTTTGATGAACAGACGGAAAGTTATGCCAGCGAAGCTAGAAACGCTCAGAGCGCCCAGCAGGCGGCTGAGACCGGCACGGACGATTTTGCCGTTATCGACGATGATGAAGATTTGCCGTTCTGAGCGGCAGAAATGAGGGAGAGAAAAATGACAGCAAAAAGAAATATTATGCCGGAAGAGGTGCGCAATGCAAAGCTTCTTCTTAGTAAGGGCCTGTCAGATGCAGAGGTCGCAGCCATTATCGGTCGTTCCGTGTCGGCAGTTGTCAATATCCGCAACGGTGCATACGACTTCATGCTTGAGTATGTACCGAATGATACCCCGGATGATAGCCGGGTTTACATCCTGCTGAAATCTATCGACAGCCGCCTGTACCGGCAGAACGAGGACATGAAGAAGGCCATTGACCAGCTGGTGGGCCTGAACAGTGCCCTTGTTGAGCTTCAGAACGAGATCAATGTGTGCAGCTCCTGCATGACGGCAATGCTGGATGCCCTGAACGAACTCAAGAGCAAGAACAGCCCGCAGGCTGAACCGGAAGCCACCCCTACGAAGTATCCGGGCAAGGATTTTGCGAACTGGGGAGAGGTTATTCGCCGTGTTGAGGTCTACGGTGACAAGTTCATTGCTGACAACCTGCGCGGAACCAAGGCCAGTCTGGACGGCGTTACGCTGTATCTGGCCTGCACCCCCAGCACGAAAAAGTTCCTCAAAAGCAGTGCTGTTGCGATTCCCCGCATCAAACAGCAGTGCCGGAACGTTATCGGCTATGGGGTCGAGGTTAAGATCATTGACCTGTAAAAACCCAAGAAAACCCATCGGTTTTTACAAAAACCATTGGGTTTTCAAAAACGGAAATGAGGTGGTTTGTGGTGGACGATATCGAAATGGCTCGCCCGAAAGGGCTGCTGATCCTGTTCACATCGTTCAAGTTACTGGACATTCTGCCCGATGCAGAGTTCCGTCATGTCGTGAACGCTATGCGGGCCTATGTGGAAACCGGGAGCGAACCGGAAGGCCTTGAGCCTATCGAGCAGGTGGCATTTGAATCTCAGCGGGAAGCGCTTGACGGAAATATTGAAACGTACAGGCGTTCTATTTTAGCGAATAGACAAAATGGTCGAAAAGGCGGCAGGCCTAGAAAAGCCGCTGAAACCGATTGGATTGCAGAAGAACCCATAAAAACCCGTGGGTTTTCCGAGAAACCCACGGAAACCGATAGCCCCCTAAAATTAAAAACTAATAATTACTCAGATACTAAAGTATCTGAGAGTAGTAGCGCTGAAGCGCTGCCCCCTACCCCCAAAAGCAGGTTTTCACCGCCGGATGTTGAAACGGTGAAAAAATACTTTGCGGAGAAGGGCGGAACGGAAGCGCAGGCTATTCGGTTCCATGCCTATTACGAATCCAACGGCTGGAAGGTGGGCCGGAATCCCATGAAGAACTGGAAAGCTGCAGCATCCGGGTGGATATCCCGTGATAGGGATGAAGCAAAAAAGGCGAATGCCCCGCGCAACCGGGCGTTCATGGCAAGCCGCCCGGCAGAGGAAGCCGAAAATGCAAAGAATTTTCTGGCAGACGCAGCCCGGAGAAGGCCGTTGAAAAAGCAATAGCCGCTACATATGCGCTCAGACCGGAAGATGTGCCCTCTGAACGCGGTTTTAGGGCAAATCGGCAAAGTTATACTGCAAAACGCAAAACGCTGTTCAGGGCCGTTTCTCGTGCTCTGAACGCATGGAGGTAAAAAGCACTATGAACCTGTATGAGATCAACTCGCAGATTTTGGACTGCATCGATCAGGAGACCGGCGAGGTTATGGACATCGACCGGCTGGAAGAGCTGAACATGGCAAAGGCCGAGAAGGTGGACAACATCGCCTGCTGGGTAAAGAATCTCGAAGCCGATGTTGCGGCCTTTGAAGCGCAGGAAAAGGCTTTTGCTGACCGCAAGGCAGCCGCAAAGCGCAAGATCGACAGTCTCAAGCACTATCTGACCGATGCTTTGGGTGGGCAGAACTTCAGCAGTGACCGGTGCGCGGTGAGCTTTCGCCGCAGCAAGGTCGTCTGCGTGCTGGATGAGGCTGCAGTTCCTGCCGAGTACATGACCGAGAAGACCACCCGCACACCCAACAAGACGGCCATTGCGGCCCTGCTCAAGACCGGCACGACAGTGCCCGGCTGTGAGCTGGTGGAACGTGTAAACCCGTCTGTGAAGTGAGGGGGATGGGACGATGGATGAAGTTAGGCTGATTGACGCAATTTCTCTCGAAAAGGAAATGCTGGAATATGCTCGGTACGTTGGTTGTGAAACCACAAACGAGTGTGAAAGCACCGCCGAAAGCTGTGCGGACATGGTGAGTAGCGCACCAACCATTGACCCGGAAACACTGCAGCCGACATGGCGCAACCCTGAAACGGACCCGCCCAAGGTCGAAACCGAAGTGCTGATTTTGTACCGCAACGATATTGACGGATACAGTATTACGACAGCGCACTATGAAGACGGGAGCGTTTTTTTACAAGATAGCGCATGGTATTGGGAAGACCTTCCCGATTGGGGGACATACGACGAGGAGCGGGACGACTACAAAATCCCGAAAGGCTGGTGGGAATACCGCCACTTCAACCCGGACGACGTTTACAACAACAAGATAGACCGCCCCGTGGTGGGCTGGATGCCGCTGCCGCCGGAGGAGATTACAAAATGAGCGAAAAACGTATGGTCTACGCGGAGGACGTGATCCAGAGAATCCGCGACATGGCCCCGGAAATCCTGGGCGGCTGGTATAACCCATACATGGAGAACGAGTTGGAACAGCTTGTTTGCATTGTTGAAAGCACTCCGACGGCAGCCGTCCCTGATGTCCAGCGTTGGCGCAAGACCGCAGAAGAGCCGCCGACTGAAAAAGATTCTGCGCACGGAAAAGTTCTCGTGAAGTACATGGATGCGACTTTTGCTCAATCAGCAACGTGGGACATCGTGGCAGGTGCACCGGATACTTTTCCTCTTTGGATGCCGATGCCTGAACTGCCGGAGGAAAAACGCTCATGACATTAGGATTTGCGATGTTCGCCGCAACGTTTATGGTTGCTGTTGTTGCAGCTATCATGGCAGTCTGCTATGCGCTTGTCTGGCTGCTGCGCGATCACCCCATAGCTCTTGCAGCAACTACCGCTTTTATGATTTGGATGCTTGCTGTGGCTCTGATCTACAAAGTAGGAGGTGCGCCGTGATTGAAGTCGAACAGCTTTCGCTTTTCACAATGCTGTCCCCTGTTCCGCCTGCCGTAGCAGTCTGCTGTATGGATGGAAGCCGGGTTGATGCTACACCTGCAGAAAGCTGGATGCAGCGGCTTGTGCAGGGCGGTGAGTATGTCGTTCAGGTCGCTAGTCATCCGATGGTGCTCAGACCGGCAGATGGCCCTGCAGACGGCGTTCCGGCAGGACACCGGTATTATCACTATACCATCGGAGAACGCCTGTTCTCGGGCGTATTTGTGGGAAGAGAGAGGGTGAGAACATGAGCAAGGAAAATATGGGCCGGAATGCCGAGCACTATGCAGACCCGACACCGACCGCAGCCATGCGCAACATCTGCCGGGACGAGTACCAGAAGGAAGCCGCCCGGCTTGACAGAATCGGAGACATCGTTCCCCTGCTGCGCCAGATGGCCGGTATCGCAGGGTTCGAGATCATAGGCCGCATCCCGCTGAGGGACAAGGCCACCGGAAAGGAGTACAGGTAATGGAAAGAGCTGAAACGATTATCGCCGCCTGTCGCGATACGATGTTGACCACATTGGAAAAGATCGGCGGCCAGAGCCTTATTTGCTCGTGGACCCGTCAGGACGGCTCCGTCGTGAAGCTGGCGCTGGAAATCAGAACAAGCGATCAGACCACGATCGGAGACACTATCCGTGACATGGATGACGAAGAAATGGCCCGGAAGCTGGTTCCGGCGGTTCTGGCCTTGTGCGACGACGGCGCGCCGTCCGAAGATACCGTCCGCGACTGGCTGGAACGCCCGCAAAGCGATCTCAAGGTCTGAAATACAAACACAGTTACATAAACCGCTGCTGATTATACAAGTAGCGGCACGGAGGATGAATACATGTCACAGCATTACAAGATTGACTGCGACAAGGTGGAGGACCGGAAAGCGCTGGTCGTCGTCCTGTCGATGAACGGCTACACCGTCCGCGTGGGAAAGGAAAAGCGCAGCGGCAAATCTACTTTGACCTATTTTGTGGAGTATTGGAGGGGCGACGATGAATGATCAAGCGAAATCTAACCCTGAAACCGACACTATGAGTCTGGAGGACATGGCCCATTATTTGATGGATTTTTGCCATTGCCATTTGGCGGCTGGAAATGGCTGCCCGGGGTGCCCGTTCGATAAGCCGACCAGTAACGATGGCGATGGAGAATGCCGTCTCGGTGTTCCTTCCGACTGGGACTTTTGAGGAGGAGAAGTGAAGCATGAAAACCGAAAAGAGAGTGGCCTGCTTTATCGTGTCAGCAGCATTGCTAATTGTTACGCTGTGGTTTACATCCTGTAGTTCGACATCTGCTGATGCTGAAACTAAAACTGAAGCTGAAACTGCTGACCACCCCTGCTACCATGTCACGGTCTACTCCCCGGCAATTGAAAAAGTTGGCTACGCCGGTAGGCGTAAGCCGAAGTACACCATTACCGTGGAGGACTTCAGAGAGCTGCTGCCGAAATCATACGCTTGCAGAGAGCAGTATCACCTGCTCCGCATCCCTCTGGAAGATGGACGTTTTGAGTTGGTGTCCACCTCGCTGGTGGAAATCGAGTATTACTGAAGGGAGAGACGTGAGCATGAAAGCTGTGCTTTTGAGCATGCGGCCTGTGGGGATCACTCGCCCGCCCCAGGGATGGCGCTATGTGGAGGAATTGAGCAATGAATAACCGAAGAACGGCGGCAAGTATTCGCCGCAGCTATACAGGTGCAAGAAGCCGTGCAGAGGGCGAAGGCTTTGAGCACATCATTGACAATGCCTGCGCCTATTACAGATCCATCGGCCTTGCAGACATCGAAAAGACCCCAGAACCTATGCGTCCGATCGGAAGCCCAGACCGTGCTGGCCGGTTCCTTGCCTGCTACACGAAACAGGCCCAGCCGGACTACAAGGGCATTCTCAAAGGCGGCAGGGCCATCAATTTTGAAGCGAAGCACACAGATAGCGATCGAATGACCTTTGACCGCGTATTGACTGCACAAGCGCTTCGTTTGAGCCGCACAGAAGCCCTCGGCGGCATTGCCTTTGTCCTCTGTTCTTTCAGCGGCAGATGCTTCTACCGCGTTCCGTGGGCCGTTTGGCGCGACATGAAGAGCCTGTTTGGCCGAAAGTACATAATCCCTGCGGATTTGGCAGAGTACCGCGTCCCGTTCGCAGCGCCCGGAGTGTTGCTATTTTTGGAGGGAGTAAAGGAGAAAAAAGATGATCTTCACATGTGCACCTGAAAATGAAAAGCGAGACGGTGTAGACTACCGCGATGTCAAGGCATGGTTTCAACAGTGCAGGGACTACAAGATAGACGTGGATAGGCAACTTGAACGTATTCACAGGATCTATGGCAGTGCTACAAAGATTACGCAGAACCTTTCCGGTATGCCTACTGCGTCAGGAAACGGAGACAAAATCGGTAATGCTGCTGTGGATATCATTGAGGAGCAGACGCGGTACCGGGAGATGGTGAAGCGGCTGACAGCGTTGCAGAACGAGGCAACAAAGCGGGCATATTGCCTTGTCGTTGCCACAGAGTGCGCAAATGCGATCGTAGATTTTTACGTTAATGGAAAAACGCAGGATCAGATTGCCGATGAAACCGGGGTTTCCGGTGTTGATATTGTCCGGAAGCGTATTAACCGGGGTTGCAAAGCTCTTGCAGAGATCTGGCTAGACTTCAGCACTGTATGAATTGTACAAATTGCATAGAAAAACACCGTTTATTTTGTGATGTCCCGGCACTCCCGAAACGGGGTGCAGTAAGGTAAAATCAGTACAAGCGGAACCGCGCACAGCGGAGCGCCGCTTCTACGCAGTCTCCGAAACGAACCTCCATGATAATTTCCTCCTTTTGGCTTTGCAGGCATTTTTCTCTCTTCCGTTTCGCGGACTGCTTCTATGCGATACACTGAAACAAAGGCAGCCTGCCGCTCATGAGAGACAGGAGGCGGTTCGATTCCGCCGTATCGCACCGTATGGCGCATGGACCAGACAACCCGAAAGGCCGCACGTGCAACCTCCCGTGCCAAGAAAAGGCCTTAGAATCCTTGCCAAGGTGTAGCTTTCCTGACAGGATGTGCGCCAACCAACAGCCCCGGCGGAGAACCGGAGCTGTTTTTATATGGCCGCCTGAGCGCAGTTTGGAGCGCGGCGCGTGTGTGTAGACACGGCTGGTTCGATTCCAAGGGCGGCTTTTTACTCTGGTAGCTCAATTGGCAGAGCGATGGTCTCCAAAACCGTAGGTTGCAGGTTCAAGGCCTGCCCAGAGCGCCATGCAATGTACAGTCGGGGGACGGCTGTGCAAAGCATAGCGGGGCATCTGGCCGCGAAAGTTCCAGATGCAGCGGCACCCGCCCGTTTTACGCCTGTCCGTCAAACTGAATGCATGGGTGCTGCTTATATGCCGTCATAGCTCAATTGGCAGAGCGCCGCCCATTTAAGGCGGGACAACGTTGGTGACACCACGGGAACATCACTGCACAGCCAACCACTGCGCACATCCATTCCATGGGTGCTGGTTCAAATCCAGCTGGCGGCACATTCGATATTTTGACCGTTCGGATTTCCGGACGGCTTTTTATTTGGAGAAAAAAGATGATTCAGAAAGAACTGCTGAAAATGCCGGTCTCAGATCTGGTGCCGTATGAGAACAACCCGCGCGTGATCTCCCCTGCAGCTGTAGACGCTTGCGCTGAGAGCATCAAGCAGTGCAGCGCACTTGATCCCATCGAGGTTGACGAAAACAACGTCATTCTCAGCGGTCACACCCGCCGCCTTGCGTTGATGCAGCTCAATGTGGACATGGCCGACGTGGTGCGCTACACCGGCCTGACGGAAGAGCAGAAACAGAAATACCGCCTGCTGGCGAACAAGACCGGCGAAATGACCGGCTGGGATTTCTCCAAGCTGGAACGGGAGCTGCTTGAAGTCGATTTTGGCGACTTCGACTTTGATTTTGACATTCCGCAGGACGATGATGCCGGCGTATCCTACATTGACAGCCTTATGGAGGACGGTTTCACAAAGGCTTCGGAAAAGAAAGAATTTTCCGTGACCTTCACGTTCCCCGTTGAGTGCGAGGAAGAAATCAAGGGATACATCAGCGAGAACACGAAGGAGCCGCTTGAAAAAGCCATCTTGAACTGTATTCGCGGCGTTATGGAGGATGAAGATGCCTAACTGCGGGTCGCAATGCTGGTTGTGCGATATGCCTATCCGTTTCGACACCTACAAGGGATGCACGCACGGCTGCAAATACTGCTTTGTGCAGCGGAACGGAAAGTATGACATCAGCAAGGTGCAGAAAGGTGAAGGCGTGAAAGCCCTCATGAGCTGGATTCAGGGAAAGCGAACGTCTGAGACCAACTGGTGTGACTGGAATATTCCGTTGCACTGGGGGGGCGTGAGCGACCCTTTCCAGCCTTGTGAGCGCTATTACCGCATGAGCTACAACGCTCTGCGCGTCTTTGCTGAAACCAAATACCCCTTTGTCGAAACAACAAAGGGAAGGATCATCGCAGAGCCTGAATATCTCGAACTGCTGAAGAAGTGCAACTGCGTTGTGCAGATCAGCATGGTGTGCAGCAGCTATGACAAGCTCGAAGAAGGCGCACCATCGTTTGAAGAACGTCTGGAAATTGCGAGAAAGGTTGCTCCGAGTGTGAAGCGCCTGATCGTCAGGATTCAGCCGTACATGCATGAGGTATACGGAGAAGTTTACGAAAACCTTGAAAAGTTCAAGGCAGCTGGTGCCTACGGCGTTATTGTCGAGGGCATGAAGTTTGCAAGCAAAAGACCGGGCCTTGTTAAGGTTGCGGGAGACTATACCTATCCGAAAGCCCTGATCGAGGGCGATATTCTTAAGCTGAAGCAGAGGGCGCATGAACTTGGCCTTGCTCTTTACAGCGGAGAAAACAGAACAAGAGAACTGGGAGACAGCCTTTGTTGCTGCGGTGTCTCTGACCTTCCCGGATTCAAGGTGAATGAGTATAACCTGAACCACCTGCTTCATGGTGGGAAGCCCGCAAAGACCCCTCAGATGCAGAAAACTGGTACAGCGATGTGCTTTCAGTCGCTGTACCAGAACACAGCCAATTCCAGAAGGCTCAGAGGGGAAAGCTTTGAAAGCGAAATGCTCAACGTCTACAAAACGAAGCGTGACTATGTGAACGAGACCTTTGGTCTGAAATGAGGTGATCTGCGATTGGCCGCAAAGGTAAGTATGAGCAGTGGTTAGAGCCGGAAGGGTTGACGCTGCTTCGTGGATGGGCTAGAGACGGCCTGACGCAGGAACAAATAGCTCAGAACATTGGAATACACCGCGATACCCTGAATGAATGGAAAAGCCGATTTCCCGACATTTCCGACGCTTTAAAAGTAGGGCGGGAAAACGCTGATTACATTGTGGAAAATGAGCTGTTCGAGAGCTGCAAGACCCGCACCGTAACCGTAAAAAAGCCCATCAAGCTGAAAAAGGTCATGGTGGATGGAAAAAAGCGGCTTGAAGAAGAACGCATTGAGTATGCAGAGGAACAGGTCGTTGTGCCTGCAAACGTCACGGCCCAGATTTTTTATTTGAAAAACCGGAAGCCAGACAAGTGGAAGGACAAACCGCAGGAGAACACGACCGAAGCCCAGAATAACGACATGCAGACGCTTGCAGATCTGCTGCAGCGGCCCGTGCCTGACCGTGACATCAAGGACTTTGAGACATGAACATACCTGCACCTTTTTCACAAAACCAGATGCGTTTCTTCTGGAACTGTTTCGACCACTGGTTCAATGTGGCTGAGGGCGGCAAACGCGGCGGTAAGAACGTGCTTATCACTATGGCCTACTGCACTATTCTGGAAAAGCATCCCAGCAGAATACACCTCATTGCGGGCGTATCAACTGCAACGGCCCGGCTGAACATTCTGGACTGTGACGGCTTCGGCCTGAAAAACTATTTTGAGGGCCGCTGCCGTGAGGGCACCTACCAGAACCGCGACTGTCTGTACATCCAGACTTCCACCGGTGAAAAGGTGGTGCTGGTGTCCGGTGGTGGCAAAGCCGGTGACGAAAAGCTGATCAAGGGCAACACCTACGGCACCGCGTACATCACCGAAGCCAATGAATGCAGCGAAACTTTCATCAAGGAAGTATTCGACCGTACCCTGTCCAGCCCGGACAGAAAGGTATTTCACGACCTGAATCCCAAGGCAGAGGGTCACTGGTACTATGAAAATATCCTGAATCTGCACGAAAAGAAGCAGAACGAGAACCCAGAATACGGCTTCAACTATGGGCATTTCACAATTGCCGATAACATGAGCATTTCGGACGACCAGCTCCGGGCTGTGCTTGCAACCTACGACCGCAGCACGGTCTGGTATGCCCGTGATATCCTCGGTAAAAGGAAAGCTGCCGAGGGTCTTGTATACCCTTTCTTCTCCGCCGGGCAGGACACCTACCTCTTTCACGGTGATGCTTCCCACATCGACGGGCAGTTTTACGTGTCCATCGACTACGGCACGCACAATCCCTGCAGCATTGGCCTGTGGGTCATTCATGATGGCAAGGCCCTGCGCATCAAGGAAAGCTATTTTGACAGCCGTGCCGAGCGTGTGCAGCGCACGGACGAAGAGCACTATGCCGAGCTGGAACGCCTGACCAAGGGTTATTACATTCAGGCGGTGGTGGTTGACCCGTCCGCTGCTTCCTTCATTGAGACCATCCGGCGGCATGGCAAGTATCTGGTGATCCCCGCTGATAACGACGTGCTTAACGGCATCCGCTGCGTGGCATCCCTGATGCAGGCCGGGCTTGTGACTATCCACGAAAGCTGCTCGGCATCCCGCCGGGAGTTCGGCCTGTACTCGTGGGACGACAAAGCCAAAGAGGACCGCGTTGTGAAGGAGAACGACCACGCCATGGACGACATCCGCTATTTCTGCTATACGATACTGGCCCCGCTGATCCGCTGGGCAGATTGGAGACGAAAGTAATGTTTGACAGACTGCTTTTCTGGCTGCGGGAGAAAGCACGGCTGCTGTTCGGTGAAAATACCACTGTCAGCGCCAGCGTGTCCTACAGCATGGAGAATGCGATCATCCTGTGGGCGCAGATGTACGATACCGGCGGACCGTGGTGCCACGGCGGCAAGAACGCCCTGCACAGCCTGAAGCTTGCCCAGAGTGTTGCATCGGAGCTGGCCCGTCTGACCACGCTCGAAATGGAATGCATTGTTTCCGGCAGTGCCCGCGCCGACAGCATCAACACCATGCTGCAGCCTTTCATTGCAGATCTGCGCACCCCGGTGGAATACGGCTGTGCGCTGGGCGGCATCCTGTTCCGGCCCTTCCTCGATGCAGATGGACTCATCCAGATCGATGCTGTGCAGGGGGATTGCTTCTGCCCTACCAGCTTTGACAGCTCTGGCCGCATGACCGGGGCTATTTTTTATGACCATCTGGTGCGCGGCAACCGCATTTACACTCGTCTTGAAGATCACGAGTTTTCCGGCAGCACGTACAGCATCACGGTCAAGGCGTTCCGTTCCATGACCAGTACAGACCTCGGCATCGAGGTGCCGCTGACCGATGTGCCGGAATGGGCCGCAATCTCGCCGCACACCGAATTCTCCGATGTAGACCGTCCGCTTTGGGGCTATTTCAGAGTGTCCAGCGGCAATTCCACTGATCGGCACTCCCCGCTGGGCGTGAGCGTCTATGCCGCTGCTGTTGACACCATCCATGATACCGATGAACAGTATGGGCGGCTGCTGTGGGAGTATGACGGCGGGCAGCTGGCCCTTGACGTTGACCAGACCGCCCTTCGGCCCGACATCAACGGCGAGAGCGTTATGCCGCGGCGTGAGCAGCGCCTTTACCGCAACTGGTTGAACGGCAGTTCCGGGGCCAATGGCCGGAACTTTTACGAGGTGTTTGCCCCTTCCCTGCGCGATGAAAGTTATCGTCGGGGGATGGATACCATGCTCAAGCGGGTGGAGTTCCAGTGCGGCCTTGCCTACGGCACCCTGTCCGACCCGCAGAACGTGGATAAGACCGCCGAGGAGATCAGGAGCAGCAAGCAGCGCAGCTACACTACCGTCAAGGATCTGCAGCGGGCGCTGGGCAATGCGCTGACCGATCTGGTATACTCCATCAGCAAGCTGCTGGATGCCCAGTGGAACAGCGGCACAGCCGTTTCCCCGCCGGGCGACTGCAACGTGACCTTTGACTTTGACGACAGTATCATCTCCGACCCCAAAGAGCGCAAACAGATGTACTGGGGCTACGTTACCGCAGGCAAGTTCCCCTTCTGGCGGTATCTGGTGGAGTTTGAGGGCTACAGCGAGGACGATGCCAAGGCCATTGCCGCCGAAGCGGCTGCTGAGAACCGCAGCCCTGAAGCCCTCACCTTCGGGGGTGCCTGATGCTGCCGCCGTCTTACCTCGACCAGATGCCGGATGCCTTTGTGCAGCTCTGGCAGCAGGTCGAGGATGATATCCTGCGGGACGTGGCCCGGCGCATCTCCAAAATGGAAGCCCTGACCCCCACGGCTAACTGGCAGCTGTGGCGCTACCAGCAGACCGAGGCGCTGCGCAACGACGTGGTGAAGCTGCTGGCGAAGTACACCGGCAAGAGCGAAACGGCCATCCGCAAGCTGCTTTTGCAG